ATGGACGAAACCTTAGAAGAAGTGAAGCGATCGCTCGAAGTTGATAACGAAGAACTCGATAAACAGCTAACTGACTTTATCAAACGAATCTCAAGTCAGCTATGTGTGCGTTTAGGCTTCTTAGACAGCGTTCCTACGGCTTTGAACTATATCGTGGTCGAATGTACTATCAAGCGATTTAACCGCAAAGGTAACGAAGGCATGAGCTCGTATGGGCAAGAAGGTGAGTCAATCTCTTACGGAAAGCTTTTAGATGAGTTTGAAGATGATATTTTTGCTTATCTAAAGAAACAAAATGGGAGTACCCCTCCATATAGAAGTGTGGCGACGTTTATATGAGATATGACACAGAAGTAACTTTCGTTATCGAAAAAGATGGCTATTACGATCCAGAGTTAGGGGAGCATGTAGAACCGACCTTAGACGAAAAAATCAAGCTTGCTAATGTGACTGATTTGGGCACTGATCGCTCGAAAGTTTTGTTCGGAGATATTAAGCAAGGCGCAAAAGTTATTCGTTTACTTCGACCCTATACCAAGGAGTGGGATTACGTTTTAATCTTCAACAAACTAAAGAGCAAAACGGAGAAGTTCGAAATTATCACAGAGCGTAACCTTCGACTTAAAAATACTTTTATCGTCCAGGAGGTGGCTTCTGGTGGCTAGAAGGAATGTTTCTCTCAAAGGTGTTAGCGAATTGACGATGAAACTCAAGTCTAATGCAAATATGAAAGATGTGAAGCAGATCGTCAAACAGAATACAGCTGAATTGACACAAGGTGCGCAACGTAAAGCGCCAGTTGATACTGGGAATTTGAGACGATCAATAACTATGGATTTGAGCGATGGCGGTTTAACAGGAAAGGTGAAACCTACCGCCGATTACGCTCCTTATTTGGAGTACGGAACAAGGTTCCAATCAGCTCAACCATTTATGCGACCAGCTTTCAACAAGCAGAAGGCGCAGTTTAAATCAGATATGGATAAGTTGGTGGAATAGATGAAGACTAGAGAACAATCAATCTTTGATGAAATGTTTAAACGATCGAATGCATTGGGGTATCAAACTTATGACTACAAACCAGCGAGTGCTACTAGCTACCCGTTTGTAGAATTTGAAGACACTCAAACACTTCACTCTATCAACAAATCTCATGTCTTGGGAAATGTCGTGATCGTCATTTCTGTATGGGGTTTGCATACAAAGCGAAAACAGGTGTCTGAGATGGCGTCTGCTTTGTTTGAGCAAGCGATGCAAGTAAATACATCTGACGGATATTCATGGACGCTAGACACCAATGCAAGCGACATACGGACGGTAACAGATACAAGTACAAACACACCGCTTAAACGAGCGATTATTGAATTGAATTTTAGATTAATAGGAGGAATTTAAATGGCACTAAAAAAAGGTATTGACGTCGTTTTGGTCTATCGGGATTTTGAAAAGCAAGCCGAAGAAGCTGCCAAAACAGTGACTTATCAAACTGAGCATACATTCGGTATGTCACGCAGTACAGATGCTACCGAAACTAAAGATGGCACTGTTCAAACTGTAGGAGCAATTGAATATGATTTCAGTTCCACTGCTTTATATGAACGTGGCAGCGAAACTCTCAAAATGCTTTACGATGCATTTATGAACAACAAGTTGGTGGAAACGTGGATCATCGATAAACTCGAACCACAAGAAGGCGATACAGGTAAATTTGCAGCCAAATATATGCAAGTGTATATCTCAAACTACGAAGAAACGGCTTCCGCTGAAGATGATGTTGAAGTTTCTTTGGAATATGCCGTGCAAATGATTCATCAAGACGGCTATGCAACACTAACAACCGAACAACAAAATGCAGTTCAATATGCATTTGTAGACACAACAAAACAAACACCAGAAGGATAAGCACTCTTGATTGAGTGCTTTTTATTTTTAGGAGGATGGATCAATGGAATTAACAATTAACGGAAAAGCTTACTCATTTAAATTCGGCGTCAAATTTGTTCGAGAAGTGGATAAAAGAAAGCCTGTAGAACAGAACGGTGTTCAATTTGGGATGGGATTGGTAGCAAAAGTGGTTCCTGAATTACATGCAACCAATATCGCTACTTTGGCAGACGTTCTTTATATGGCTAACCAGACAGAAAGTCCAAAAATCAAGCAGTCAGAACTAGATGATTATATTGATGATTGTGATGATATTGAAGCGTTATTTGACGAAGTTATCAATGAACTTAGCGAAAGCAATGCGGGAAAGTTAGCGATGCAAAGAACAAAGGAAAAACTAGCGAAACAATAAGCTCGGCAGAAGTTTATGAAAACATTCTTATTAATTCGTTTAGGTATCTAGGCATGACAGATATTCGACAAATTGAGCGAATGACACCTTATGAATTTGAAATTCGTATGACGGCTTATCAGTTAAAACGACTAGATGAGCAAGAAACGATCCATCAGCAAGCTTGGGTTAATTGGCAAGTCCAGTCGACTAAAAAAGAAGGGAAAAAAACAGTTCCTGTATTTACATCTTTCAAAAAGTTTTTTGATAAAGAAAAGCTCGAAAATGAAATCTTGGGCAAGAAAGAAGAAACACCGAGATTTGTAAACTCCTGAGGAAAGGAGGAAAACTATGGAATCATATAGCGTTGAAGCGATCCTTTCGGCTGTCGACAAGAATTTTTCTGCTACCATGAAGAATGCTGATAGTTCTATGAACAACTTAGATAGCAGCACTCAAAAAACGAATACTTCTATCCTCGATATCGCCAAAGGTATCGGGGTTTTTAAATTGATTGATAATGCTATTGGATTAGTTACTAGTTCATTAGGCGGTGCGATTGATCGTTTCGACACATTGAACAAATATCCAGTCGTAATGCAAGCATTAGGTTATTCTGCCGAAGAAGTAGACAAGTCAATGAACAAGCTGACAGACGGAATAGACGGATTGCCAACAAGTTTAGATGAAATTGTATCTAGCGCTCAACAGCTAGCTATTTCAACGGGTGATTTGCAAAAAGGTACAGACACGGCAGTAGCCTTAAACAATGCTTTCTTGGCCAGTGGTGCTTCTGCAGCTGATGCAAGTCGTGGGGCGCAACAATACCAGCAAATGCTCTCAAAAGGAGAAGTCGATCTTCAGTCTTGGCGTTCTTTGCTTGAGACAATGCCAATTGCAATGGATAAGGTATCGAAGTCATTTAGTGATCAAGGTGTCAACTCAGCGAATGACTTATATGCTGCTCTGAAAAAAGGTGACATCACTTTTGATGACTTTAACAGTCGTTTAATCGAACTAAACGAAGGTGTTGGTGGATTTGCTGAACTAGCCCAAAAGAACTCGGCTGGTATCAGGACTTCCTTTGCGAACATCAAAACAGCAGTTGTAAAAGGTTTGGCGAATGTGATCACAGCGATTGATGAAGGAATGCAAGACGCTGGGCTTGGATCGATTGCGGAAAATTTTGACAAGATCAAAGGGGCAGTAAACGTAGCTTTTAAAGCTATCACTGACAGCATTCCACCGGCAATTAGCTTTTTGACAACCCTATGGGATACGATTAAGCCTTTCTTACCGCTAATCATGGCAGTAATTGGCTATATAAGTATCTACCAAGGTGTCATGGGTACTGCCAGAAAAGCAGTTGAGCTATACAATGGTGCTCAAAAAATGATGAACGTCCTAATGAACTTAAACCCAATCGGACTCGTTATAGCGGCGGTTATCGCTCTTGTAGCAGGATTCATTTATCTGTGGAATACAAGCGAAGGCTTTAGAAATTTCTGGATTGGTCTTTGGGAAGGAATTCAAAGCGTTGTTGGCGCTGCTGTTGATTGGATCGTCTCTGCTTGGAATGGAATGACAGAGTTCTTTTCGAATGCTTGGGACGGTTTAGTAGAAGGCAGTAAACAAGCAGTGGATAGCGTCAAAAAGGGATGGCAAAATACCAAGCAATGGTTTGCAGACCTTTGGCAAGGTATCAAAGATTCGGCAAGCGATATGTGGCAAGGAACGAAGCAAGCATTTAGTGATGGTGTAGATAATATCGTTTCGGTTTGGGACGGAATCACACAGTGGTTCTCAGACTTATGGAATGGGATTAAATCAACAGTTACTTCTATCGTTAAAGGTATTGCAGATGGAATCATGAGCCGTTTCGGAACTCTTGTGTACGGTGTTCGAAATGCGTTTATCCATATGAGCTTTTTCCTGAAAACACTTTGGACAAATTTAGTGAAGGTTGCTGGCCAGATATTTGAAATTATGAAAAACGTTATTCTGGCTCCTGTGCTATTCGTGACTTCTCTAATATCGGGTGGTTGGGAAGAAGCTAAAAATAACATGATAGGTGTATGGAACAACATCCAAACCGCAGCTATAAACATATGGACGTCTATCAAAGCAATATTTGATAGTTTCTTAACCAACACGCAGATGGCATTCTTGAATATCTGGAATGGTATTAAAGCCGCACTAGCCTATATATGGACAACAATTCAAACGATTGCGATCGATACGTTTAACAGTATTGTAGCTTTCTTTGTTGAAACATGGACCAATATCAAACAAGGTGCCATTGACGCGTGGAATGGTTTGAAATCATGGCTAGCTGAAACTTGGGACAACATGAAGCAAGGTGCTGTTGATGTTTGGAATAGCGTGAAGCAATTCTTTGTTGATCTGTGGGAGTCTATTAAAACAAACACAATCAATATGTGGAATGCGATCAAAGACGGCATAGCGACTGCGTGGGAGAATACAAAGACTGCGGTGATAAATACTGCCAAAGGTATTGTAGATGGCGCTAAGCAAGCGTGGGAAGACCTTAAAGCAGGCGTTAGCAATGCTATCGACAAAGTCAAAGAAACATTTGATCAAATCAGACAGATTGATTTACTGCAAATTGGTAAGGATATCATTGATGGTTTGGTGAAAGGTATCAAAGGTAAAATTGAAGATGTAAAGAATGCGGTTAAAGATATCGCTGGTTCGATTACAGGGAAAATCAAAGATATTTTGAACATCCACTCACCGTCTCGCGTCATGGCTGAGTTAGGTATGTTTACTTCTCAAGGTTTAGCTGACGGTATGCTAGACGGCGCTCGCTATGTTGATCGCGCATCTTCGCAAATTGCAGACCGTGCATCGAATATGGATATTGGCAATCGTATATCGGCAGTCAATAGCCAGATTCAAACGCAAGTGCAGCACGAAGTCAGCTACGGAACGAATAGCAAACCAGCTCAATTTAACGTTCGGATCGGCAATAGTGAATTTTCTGCCTTCCTTGACGACATTAGTCAAGCGCAAGGCAACGAGATTAACTTAAACATGCAATTTTAGGAGGTAGGAAATGGAAAACAGAATGTATCCGTTTATGGACACACAAAAAAACGAACGATACATACCGGAGTACATTCCTACTTCCGCTATGTATTATGATGGTATTTTGTTAGAAGGTGTTATTGAAGGTTATCAAACTTTGTCAGTCGAAGGCAGGGAAATGATATCTGTAGGCATTGAATCAGAATCAATTCAGGTCGGCAGCATTATCACGAACCAGACATTGCCTTCGCGGACGCTGACGGTGAAATACAAACTCGAAGATAGAGATCCTGAGAATCTGCAAAAGAAATTTGATCTGCTGAAGTGGTATTTGTACAAAACAAAAGATGTTCCGATTCAATTCAACGATGAATTAGACTACACCTATCACGGTCGATTTTCATCTGCGAATACCGTTGCAGGCGACACAAACAGAATCGTTTCAAGTTTTGATATCTATTGCGCTGATCCTAGAAAGTATTCTAAGCAATATAAATCAAATGGCGAAATTGCCACATATATTCCATACACGATCGTCCCTGATGTCGTAAGAGTTAAATTGAGTGCACCAACAAGCGTTAAAGTAACGAATGGCTCACTCTCGATGTCGATCACAGGTGCAAGTATCGTTGCGGGAGATGTCGTTGAGTTTCGAAACAAAGAAGGTAGTGTGTATGTGAACGGTGTAGACAAAACAAATATCTTAGATTGGGCTGGCGGACAGCTTGAAGATTTCTATATCAAAAAAGGGGATATCGTTAAGACAAACAATGGATCTCTTGAAGTATTTTATCGGGTGGTGGCGCTATGA